ATGGCCCAAGAAATGATGCAGTTAGTGCAATCTAATCCAGAAATACACGGCCCGAACGGTATCTACGAATCTTACAAAAGAATGTACGCTGCAATAGGTGTGGATAATATTGACCAAATATTACAGCCGCCACCGCCAAGCGATCCGGTACCCGTTGAAGCTGGTTTTGAAAACCAAGCGTTACTCTTAGGTAATCCAGCGCAAGCTTTTCCTGAGCAGAATCACGACGCCCACGTTGCCACCCACATGTCGTTATTAAATACGCCTGTGGTGCAATCCAACGCACAAGTTCAAGCTTTAATTATTTCGCACATCATGCAGCATTTACAAATGAAAGCCGATATCTTGGCACAACAACAAATGCCACCAGAGGTGTTAGCACAATATCAACAGATTATTCAGCAAGTAGAACAGTTAAGTCCTGTGGAGGCCCGTCAAGCACAAGCACAAGCAGACGGCATTTTGGCTCAGTTCTCAGCACCCATCATGTCGCAGTTGGTGATGGAATTTAACGAAAAGATTGCCGCACCTAGCGACGAAGATCCGCTCGTTACCATAAGAAAACAAGAGCTTGCTTTGCGTGGTCAAGAGTTAGCTCAAGATCAACAACAGTTTGCTGCCGATCAGAAAAGACGTGCCGCTGAATCTGCGCGTGAAGACATGATTGATCGTGAAAGAATACAAGCACAAGAAGATATTGCCGGTATGCGTGACGATACGGCAAGAGCTAGACTGGAACAACAAAGGATTTTAACGCGCGAAAAGAACCGTAGTTAATGGCAAAAACACGAGTAGTTGTTACGGTTGATCCGAACAAACGCAAGAATAAACACACTTCACAAGGCAACGGCGGCAGTCGTAATACCGTTGTTCGCAGCAAACAAGGCAAAAAACAATTCAAAAGATACAGGGGTCAAGGTAAATAAATCTTGCAAAAAATATAATCTTCTTAGAGAATTGGCACATGATTAAAAAAATTGACGCACAAAATCAGAAAACCCCGACAGCGAAGAAGATGAACTCTTATTCAAACAAGGGTAGTGTCGCGTATGCTAAGCAAGAAACTTTTGTTGCTGACACCAAACCAAAACCAGGTATGGGTAAAGGCAAGTCAAAAGGAGTAGGCGCAGCAGAGTTTGGCACTAAGTTTTCTGGTGTGTATTAATGTCTGTAATTTGGATTAGCCAAAAGTATTTGCAAGAGCTTGAAGAATCAAAACAAGCAATACAAGATCAAATGTTGGCTGGAGTCAAAGATATACAGCAATACGAATTTCTGCGAGGACGTTACAGCTCTCTCGTCGAAGCAGAAGATAAATATAGGGAGCTGCTAGATAGAGTAACAGACGATGACATCAGTAATAGTGCCTGACCACGTTGCAAACGAGATAGAAAAAGAAAAAGTCGAAGAAGCTACCACTAACGAAGACAGCGCTTACGTCGAGCCCCAAGAGAGAGTTTTAGATCCGTCCCTATTGGACAAATCCATATTAGAGAGAATGCCGCAACCTACAGGGTGGCGTATTCTTATTTTGCCGTACAAAGGCAAAGGGGTTACGGAAGGCGGAATACACTTAGTTCAGCAAACAATAGATAGAGAGTCTCTAGCTACTGTTGTTGGTTACGTTGTTAAAATGGGACCTGATTGTTACAAGGACACATCTCGGTTTGCAAAACCTTGGTGTGAAGAAAAACAATGGGTGTTGATAGGGAGATACGCGGGAGCTCGCTTCAAGTTGGGGGATGATTCTGAATGCAGAATAATAAACGACGATGAAGTTATAGCCACCATACTAGATCCAGACGACATCCTTGCAGTATGAGGTAAAGATGACAGAAGAAGCGTTAGCTAACGAAGAGCTAGAACAACCGGAGCCTGGAGCCGAGGTTGAGCTAGAAGAACCTAATTTAGAGACGGTTCAAGAAGTTGAAGAAGATGCTGAGGCGGCAGAAGCCGTTGAGGATGTTTCTGAAACTGAAGAAACTAAAAAAGAAGAAGAACTAGAAGATTATTCTTCTAAAGTTCAAAAAAGAATAAACGATTTAACCAGAAAGCTTAGAGAGGCTGAAAGAGGTAGAGACTCGGCGTTAGAGTATGCTAAGGACATACAGACTGAAAACGTCAAGCTAAAAACTACCAACACTAACTTAGATAAAACTTATTTATCTGAAGCAGAAAACAGACTAGCTTCACAAAAAGAGCAAACGGTTAATGCTTTGAAACTAGCACACGAAGCTGGTGACTACGAAAAAATAGCTAAAGCCCAAGAAGTTTTATCTAAAATAGCCGTAGAAGAAAGCAAAGTACAAGATAATTTAAAAACGCATGAAGCTAGAGCCGTTGAAGAAACTGCAGAGATACCGCAAAGAGTTCAACAGGTAAGAAAGCCAAGTGCAAAGACCGAAGCTTGGGCAGAAAAAAACCCTTGGTTCGGTGAAGATCCTGTAATGACAGATGCTGCTAAGACAATTCATGAACAAGTTATTTATGAAGGGGTTGAACCAGAATCTGACGAGTATTACAATGAAATTGATTTGCGTATGCGGTCTTATTTTCCAGGACGCTTTGAGGGAGATCAAGAGGCGGCTGAAGAGAAAGCAAAACCTCAGCAAAAAGTTGCATCAGCAGGAAGAGTTGATGCTACATCAAGCGGAAAGAGAAAAGTAAAATTGACTCCTTCAGAGGTGCAAATGGCTAAAAAACTTAACGTGCCGTTGAACGAGTACGCTAAATATGTAAAGAGGTAAACGATGACAGACCAGCAAAAAGCAAATAACGAACAAAACAGAACTTCGCGTTCTGCTGACACACGAGCTAAAAAAGACGCTCGCAAACCTTGGAGTCCACCAACAATGCTGGATACTCCCCCTGCTCCGGACGGTTATACATACCGCTGGATTAGAGCAGAAGTAGTCGGTCAAGAAGATCGAAAAAACGTAACCTCTAGGCTTAGAGAAGGTTTCGACCTTGTTAGAGCTGAAGAGTTAGACGGTTTTGAGATCCCTTCGCTCGACGACGGAAAGCACGCTGGGGTAGTTTCTGTGGGTGGTTTGCTATTGGCTAAGATACCTAATGAGACGCGTGAGGAAAGAAACTCCTATTTCGAACAACGCGCCCAAACGCAGCAAGATGCGGTTGACAATGATCTCATGAGGGAATCCGATCCGTCCTCTCCGATTTTAAAACCGGAAAGGAAATCAAGCGTAACTTTTGGTGGTGGATCACGCGAGTGACCACTAAACTTTAACTAACAAAATAGGTGACTTATTATGGCTAATAAAGATGCCCCTTTCGGAATGCGCCTTGTTGGTAAATTGGGCTCTGGTGTCGCAAACGGCGGAACAACTGAGTATTCAATTGCTTCAGGAGCATCTGGAAATATCTTTTCAGGCGATGCTGTCAAAATGACTAACACTGGTACTATCTTAGTAGCAGCTGCTGGTGATGAAATATTAGGTGTGTTTAGAGGATGTAGTTTTACTAACAGTGATGGTGAAACTGTATTTTCTTCTCACTTCCCTGATGGCACAGTATCTTCTGACATAGTAGCATTTGTAGAAGACGATCCTGACGCTGTATTTGAAGTACAGTGTGCTGGTTCTTTAGCGCAAACTGATGTCGGCTTAAACGCTGATATTTCTTACACAAGCGGTTCAGTAAAAACTGGAATGTCAGCTTTAGAAGTATCTGCTACAACAGCGGCAACTAGTGCACAATTAAGAATTATGGGATTTTCTGGCGACCCAAGCAACAACGAGCTTGGTTCAGCTAATGTAAATGCTATTGTAACAATCAATGAGCACTTCTACCGTGATAAAACAGGAGTTTAATAATGGCAATTAATAGAGCGCAATTAGCGAAAGAATTAGAGCCAGGCTTAAACGCCTTGTTCGGTATGGAGTATTCAAGGTACGAAGCTGAGCATGAAGAAATTTTTGAAACAGAAACTTCTGACAGAGCTTTTGAAGAAGAAACTCTTATCGTGGGTTTTGGTAACGCTGAAGTAAAATCTGAAGGTAGCGGTGTAAGATTTGATACTGCTAACGAAGGGTACACTTCTAGGTACACACACGAAACAGTTGCTTTGGCATTTGCTCTAACTGAAGAGGCTGTCGAAGATAATCTTTATGACAGACTTGGTGCTAGATACACGAAAGCACTTGCTAGATCAATGGCAAATACTAAGCAAATCAAAGCTGCTTCTGTATTGAACAACGCGTTCAGTACAACTGGTGGTGATGGTAAAGCTTTAATTGCTACAGATCACCCTATGGGTGGCGGTGGAACTTTGGCAAACCGTGCAACAACTATGGCGGATCTTAACGAAACTTCTCTTGAAGACGCTTTAATTAGTATTTCTACGTTTACGGACGATAGAGGTCTAACTATAGCTTTGAGAGGAATGAAGTTAATTATTCCACCTCAACTACAGTTTATTGCTGACAGACTTTTACAGTCTCCAGGAAGACCTGGTACTTCTGATAACGACATTAACTCTATCAGAAATATGGGTATGCTTCCTGACGGTTATGTTGTAAACCATTACTTGACAGATACTGATGCATTCTTCATCAAAACTGACTGTCCTGACGGTTTTAAACACTTCCAAAGAGCTCCATTAAGCACAGCCTTAGAGGGTGACTTTGATACTGGAAACATGAGATATAAAGCTAGAGAGAGATATTCTTTTGGATTCTCTAACTTTAGAGCAGTTTTTGGTTCTCAAGGTGCATAAAGAACGCAAATTACGACGTTTTTAACTCAATCGTAATAAAATCAGGGGGCTTCGGCCCCCTTTTTTTTCAATTGCTTTCATATATTTACCGTAGTAGAATTTTCTAATAATTAGCTTGATGAGGGCCGGCAACGGTTTCCATTAATACAAACAAAAGGAGTTCATAATGGCTAATCCACACTTTCAAAATTTAATATTATGGGCAGGTAATACTGTTGCTACTGAGCACAAGAAAAACCAGCCTATGTTCGCACCATATCCATCAGATCAAACATTTTATATGTATCACAATGACTTTTTTACATATAACTCTGGTGATTGGACTATAACAACTACAGAAGCTGGTTCAGGTAGTGCATCTGAAGCAGTTACTTCATCAGCCGGTGGAGCTTTAT